ATAAGCATTTAAAAGCTATTGACTTAACTAAGGTTATCGAGGAAGATGACAATACTGAGGCTAAGGATAATGTTGCTTGTTCAGGTGGAACTTGTGAGGTATCGTAATGGATATTACACTACATTGGATCTGTGGAATTCAATTTGGAGTAGAGATAACTGAAGCATATGTCGATCAATACTCCATTGGTTATCTTTTGATAGATGTTGGCATTGTTAGGGTACAAATTGCTTGGTATCACCAAGATTGACCTCCACAATTGCCCTGTATTGCATTTTTATAACTAGCCCTAGGGTAAGGTATCAAAAACATTAAAAACCTCACCACGGGGCTTAGAATGCGTTATAAAGATGGTACTGAATAATCCTCTAAAGTTTGCTGTTGTTTTCTCTGTAAATTAGCAGTTTCAGCTGATATTCCACCTAATAAGCTGTCTTTAAATGATGTAACTAGTCCAGCACGTATTTTTGGTCCTGCTTTTTTAATTTGATTTACACCAATTTGTAATTTCATAACATCCTGATTTGATACTGCATTAGATTTTAATAGTATATGCTTCATATCTTCAAATCTTTGAACGATTTGATCTTCAGGAACAGTATGAAAATAGCTAAATAAAGATTTTTTAAAATCAAGTTTGCCTTGAGGGCTATTAACAAGATTTCTTAAAGCAACATCTATTTTTTCTGTATTAACTGCATTTTTATTTCCTAAAAGAGTTGGAATACTATCTCTAGCCATAGCTGTAGCTTCTTTTGACTCTGCTTCTTTTAATATTTTGTAAAGAGGTTTACCTGTAAAAGTAGTAAAATATTCATCTAAATGTTTTCTAAGAATCTTTTCAGCTGTACCACTTAAATTCTCAATTTTAGCAAAACCTTTACTTTGTTGAGCTAGATTTAAAAGATTGTCCGCATAGTCTCCAGCTTCTTTTATTTTAGTGCCTTGAGATCTGACTACACCCATAATACTATCAATATCATTTTTAGTAATAAATTTTTCACCTAATTCTTGATAAGCATCATTAAGCTCTTTTTCTAGTAAAGCTGCTTGACCACTTGTACCAAAACCTTTTCCACTAGTGTATAGCTCATTAATAGTATTTTTATATAGCTGTCTTATTGTAGAGGTTGCAGCATCATCCCCAAAAGACATACCATATTTTTCAGCTAATAATTTCTTTGTAGCTAAGTCATTTGCTTTAGTAAAATCCAATGAAGACATACCTAGAACACTAGACTTCTTACCAAAGGACCAATTTCTTAAAAGTTTCTCTGCTTCAGTATCCCCACCTAACATCATTTTCCAAGCATTAGTAGCTTTACCTGTCCACCCATAAGGTAAAATATAATTTATAATAGAAGGACTTCGTTTAATCGCTTCTTTTCCAACACTAGTTATCCCACCTGTAGCAAATTCTACTCCCATAGCTGCAAGGTCAGTATCAGCATTTTCAGGTTTACCTACTTTGTATGATTCTCCTAAATAAGAAGAAATACCCCCTTCTGTAGCACCCCAAAAAAATTTACTAAAAATATCCCAAGTCATACTACCTGCTCTATATTGTGGAGATAGTTTTAAGAATGGAGATAGTAAATTAAATAAACCACCAAGACCTGCTGACATTACCACATTATCCATATTTACATTTTTATACGTAGCAAGTTCAAAGTTTTCAGCATCAGAAGGTCCTTCAGCAATTATATCTAAATTAGGATTACCTGTTAGGTTAGGCATAGCTGGTGCAGAAGGTAGATTATTTCTAAGAGATGAAATATATTTTAGACCAGACATTGGAATGTTACGAGCATCTTTTGTTTCTGCAAAAGCACGTGCTACCGAAGGTCCTTCTTTATAAGCTAATGCAGCTAAGTAAGGATCATTAAACTCATCTACTTGTTGTTTAAGATAGTAAACTCCACCACGGATGTTATCGTTTAAATTTGTAGGATCTACTCCTACTTCTTCAGCTGTTGGAGCTAATAATTGCATAACACCAGCTGCTGTTGATCCTACATTTTGAGCATTCTGGTTAAAAGAACTTTCTTGAAAAGCAATAGCAAGAGCTAGGTCAACATCAACTCCTTGTCTTTTAGCTTCATCAGCTACTTTTTTTGCAATAATTAACTGGTCATTTGACATCAAACTCCAGTCTAATCCTCCAGCCATAGTTTACTCCTCGTTAGGTGATGTAGGTTGTCGTTTATCTAATTCTTCCATTAACAGATCAAGTGAACTTGAAGGTGAGGAAGCTTCTTTTACTTCTGAAGAAGTTTCACCAACTAATTTCTTTTTATCAATTTTAGCTTGTGCAATCATCTTATTCCATGTATCAATTAATTTTGCATACGAGGCTTTAACACGTTGTACATTCTTTTTAAATTCATTTTTAGGAAGACCTACATTTAATGCTCCAAGAGTTGCTTGTAAGAATTCAATCTCTTTTACAGCTACTTGACCTAAAGCACCTCCTGTTTTAGATAAATCTCTCATTTCTTGAAGCTCTTTAAAACCAATGTTTGCTAGAATTGTTTTAAGTTCGTTCTGCTCAAGATTATATTCAGCAGTACCCCAAATTTTAGATTTACCTTTACCTATAGGACCAAAGTTAAGCCCAGAGTTAGGATCGTCTATCTTTGTAAGAACATCATCAAGAAGTTGTATTGTAGGGGCTACTTTATTTGTTCTTATCTCAAAACTATTAATAATCTTGTCAAAGCCTTCAAGCTTCTCATTATAGGTTTCACTACCCTTAATTGGAGTAAGTTCAATTTGACCTGTGTCAGAGTTAATTTCACCCTGGAGTTCTCCTTGACCACTTTTAATAGGGAATATTCTCTTATAGGTTTGCTGAGCTTTTTCTATTTCTTCTTTAGTATGGTTTTGTGGGTTATTTAGTACGTTTATAGCTTCTGCTAATAAACTATCAGTTGATTGTTTTTGGGTTGTTAAAAGCTTAATTGCAGCTTGAGCATTACTAATTTGCTCATCAATACGATCTATAGATTCTTGTGAAGCTCCTTCTTTTTCTAAAGCTGCTTTTTTAGCTACTAATGTGTTAAGCCATTCTTCAGCTTGTTGTAGTTTTGTCTTTGTAGGCTTCGTTTTACCTGCTTCTTCAGCTTCTTTATTAATCTTATTAATTTCAGCTTGACGCTTGTTCCATTTACCAATTTCATCAGCCGCAACTAATGACATTTGAGTGGCTTCATCCCCAAATCCTGCGGTAGATAATTCATCAATAATAACAGGAAAGAATTTAGTAGGGTTTGCCATATCTGCTGGGCTTAAACGATCAGTTACAGTATTAAGGATTGTTTTCATTTTTGTAGCCCTAGTCAACTGAGGGTCTTCTAAACCAAGTAAAGACCCAATAAGTTGCCCTGCGGCAACTCCAAAGACTCCTCCGATACCTTCTCTACCCCCCATTTGTCCATAACTAGAATATAAGCCTTGAACACGCTGACGCTCAGCCTGCTCAATTTCTAATGGAGTTGGTCCAAATATACTTTTAACTACTTCTTCTGTTGCCATAAATTATCCTTTAAAACCATGTTGAAGGGCTAGACCATGAAAATGATGGAGTTCCTTTCCAAAAATCAGTAGAACCTACTTTAGCTGGAGCAGATGCAAAGGGGGAACTGAATGAACTAAATAGTCCATCAGAACCCCCACTAGACTTTCCCCCTAGGAAACTCCCTGCTGCTCCAAATAAATTACCCCAGAAACCAAGTTGTGATTGATAACGCTGGTTTTGAGCATTAACTATATTAGCCCCAGCAGTTGCTCCAGCTCCTCCTGCTGAAATACCAGGACCTATGTAAGATTCTAGTAAACCTGGAATAGAGGCGGCTTGACTAAATAAACCATAAGATTGAGCATAGGGGTTCATACGAAGCTCATCAGACATACCTTGAAGACTTATACCTTTTTGTATATCTTCATACTGTCTATTTCTCATTAAAGCATCAATATCACCTAACAGCCCTAAGTTTGTTTGTTCTCTTGCAAATTGTTGAGAGAATATTTCAGGATTGATATAACCACCTCCAGCAGAGGTTGCTAATCCTGAACGACCTGTACCATATAATTGCTCTCTTAATCTAACATCTTCTTGAGCTCTCTCAGGTTCTAATAGTTTTAGTTGACGTTTATATTCATCAGCTATTTGAGTATTAAGGTCTCTTCCCGTTGCTTCCCCAAATAGTTTAGTTCCATAAGCACCAATATCTGTAGCAAACTGCGTTTGAGCAGGACTAGGTAAAAAGTCTTTAGCCCCTTTAAAGTACACATCAAGAAGTGCTTGAACATCAGGCTCAAGATTAAGTGTTGCTGTCTTAGCCCCTGTATCAAATTTTACACCACCTAATGGTCCTGATATAGAATAAGGACTAAACTTCATCTGATTATAATCAGGTTCTTTAGGCTTTTTAAATAAATCGGTTACAAAACTCATATTAAACCTCTGTTTTTATAAAATGTATAATTTCATTGTTTTTAGAAATTTCTTTAAATCCTAGTCTTTCCACAAACTCTCTAGATTCCTCAAATGTAGAAGTTGTGACTTTTCCATATTTAAGGAGTAGGTCTTTAATAATTCGTTGGAATTTCTTCATAGGAAACCAACGACCTTTATATTCAGGAAAACACCCACAATGAATTGTGTTTCCCTTAGTCATAAATAAAGCAGCAATATGGTCATTCTTATAAACTGGGAAGTATTCCCAATCTAGTGCTTCTTTTATGAATTCTTTTTTTAATTCTTTTGGACTGCCGTAAATCTTATATAATATATTTGCGTAATCTATTTGTGTCATTACTCGTAACGTACTTCTTTTATGTATGCACCATTTGATTTATATTTTGACGAATCGCCAGAATAATAACCATTCATACCAACTAAATAATTACCATCATAATAAACTCGTCTATAACTTCTTTTACTACCACTTCCACCTATAGTAGACTCTCCAACTGAACCAAAAGTAAATGAATGAACATAGTCACCATAATATGAAAAATTACTTCCTGATAAAGGATAAGACACAAAGAAAAAGGTTTGCCCTGATTGTAATTCTTTTATTGGAAAGTAATTACGTAAATCAAAAGTATATCCAGTATTCCAAGATTCACCAAGACCTCCTTTTAAAGGAGAAGTTGACTCTGAATATGTTAATGTTGCAGGTTTATTATAATAATTACTAAGGTCTACTTCTCCTGATGAGGGTATTGTAGAAGAACCCCCCATAGCCGTAGGTATAATTGTTCCACCTTTATAGTATTCACTTAAACTAATTGGATTAGATCCACCTAATTCAGATTGTATTTGTGAAAGTTGAAGTATACCTGAGCTATTTGTTGCCATTAAATTGTTCCAAATGCGGTTATATCACCAATAACTGTTAAGTTACCACTAGAGTCAATCTTTGCTACACTTGTACCACTATACTTAAATACTAAATTATTACTGCCATCTTGTACTGCTGTCCATCCAGCCCCAACAGCTAGTGTAGTAGAAGCTGTAACTGTTGTACCTGTTAATGCTGTCATACCTGTAGCACTACCACCAGTAATGTTCACAGCAGTAGAATCTTGAGTAGACATAGTATCTAATGAAGCAGTAGCATTACTTACAGCTGTTGTAACAAAAGCTGTAGTTGCTACTTGAGTATTGTTAGTTCCAGATGTAGCTGTAGGTGCAGTTGGAGTGCCTGATAATGCACCTGATACAGTATCAACTTTACTATTTACAGCAGTTTGTAAGTTATTAAATTCTGTATCAAACTCAGAACCTTTAATAATCTTACCAGCATCTGTATCTGGTAAAGAGTCTTTAGCTAAAAAGTTGGTTGATTTAGTATAAGCTGTCATTATATTATTTTCCCTGTTTTAAGATAGACATCTATTTTTTGAACACTTAATGCCTCATTATTAATAGTTGATTCAACTCCAAATTGTATTACTTTACCTGAACCACCTAAATTAATTTTAATTGGTTGAACTCCAAGTCCAACTGTGTTATATTTATCTACATTATATTTATAAGTCATGTTATAACGAGATAGAGTGGTTACACCAAAAGCTCTGTTAATAACTTGAGAGTTAAGATTCAGTGTATAATCATAACCCCATTTAAAAGTAAAGTCTTGATCGCCACTACCTATAACAACTAACTCAGACTTTTTAAGTAGTTTATTTGTAGTAGGTTGTTGCATATCAGAAGCAGCTGTATAGTACTCAAAATCATACGTTGCTGTATTATCTAAATAACCTGAGTAGTCTGCTATACCATTAGGAACACCTAACAATAACCTTCTATCTTCTGTGTTACAAAATGCTTTATATACTGAACCATCATCAGCTTTCCATATAGTTGCTCTAGCTGCACCATTAGGTAATGGACTACGTAAGTCAAAGTAAAGCATAATACGAGAACCTGGAAAGGTTATCAAGTAAAAGGCATCATTCTCATAATAAACACTTCTAATATTATTAAGTGTTTCTACTGCTAAGTAACTAGATAAGTCATCTTTAATGTTAAGAGACAATTCTCTCATTGGTAGAGACTTTTCTTGTATTGTTCTGTTTAAACTTCTAACACCGCTACGAGATAAAAAGATTAAATCAGTACCAGTTGCTTGTACAGAATCTCTAGCTATACATCCTATACCTTTAACAACGTCAGCTAATCTCATTGTAGCTGGAGAGATAGCACCTTCATAAATAACAATATGGTGTGTACAAAATATAATTAAATAATTATTATGTTGTGCTAATGCTACTATTTGGTCATTACCACCAACAACTGTAGATATATCTAATACACCTGAACCACTACTACTAAAGTCACCTGGTTCATTCATCTTACTAAAATAGATAGTAGATTGATTACTTGTAAGTCCTGCTACCCATATTCTACCAAAAGCACTTAAACAGCAATCAGGATCAAATGTTGCAACTCCTGTTGGTTTATTACCATATACACCTATCTCTTGAAAGATATAATCACCAGAAGGATTAGGATAAGTACCTGATCTTCTGTACACTAACATAGGATTACCTCGTTGTGTAGCTACTGCATAAGATAAAGCAGTAGGACCAGTACCTTCTAATAAACTAGCAAATTGCCATCTATTACCTGTTGCTACTCTAGGAACAACTGTTGTTTCATCAGCAGCATATATAGATACTTCTGTTTGTGTTGTTGTACCTTTAAGTAGCTTCTCATCACCTGCTGATAAAAATGTAACAGTTCCATCAACATCTTTAAATTCAAATATAGACTCTATAGTAGTACCTGAACCTATAGGAGTAGAAGTTGTCTTTAAATCCCAGCCTTTCCTAGCACCAAGTCTACCAAATTTATCAATAACACAGTTAGTAGCTGTAGTAGCATAACCACTATCTAAATTAACTCCAGAGTCTTGTGTATTTAACCCAAGAAAGCCAGGAGCAGAGATGCTAATTGACTGTAAAGGTGCTGTAGGCATTATGTAGCTGACCAAATAGTTTCAAAAGGTCTATGTCCAGCCTCAATAGCAATTAAATCAGCTAACATATTACGATAACGTAACTCTTGATCTGGCATACCCCCATCTTCACCACGTTCTGATATAGCCCTTGCTAATACTCCTTCAACTAATAGTTCTGGATTAATTAAAACATTTTCAGATGCTGTTGTTAAATAGTCTTGTTGTTTAGCTATGTTAATACGTATATCATATACACCATCAGGTACAGGATAAAAGTCTATCTGCATATCACCATAAGTAGATACACCATTAATGTTATAATACATAGGTGAATCTTTTTGAACAGTATCTACCATTCTCATATTACGATCAAACCATTCACCTGAACGTGGGTACATAGCTATATCATCTGTATCATTATATACATTTAATATACGTGAAGTAGTACCTGCTCCATACAACACATAGTTAAAGTTTCCATCAGAGGTAGTAGCAGTAAGAGTTTCTCTTAAACAATGCCAATTCCACGAGTTTTCTATTTCTCTTTTAACTACATTAACTAATTCAGCTATTAATTTAGAGTATGAAGTCTCAGTAAGAGATGAAACTTCGTTCTCTCTTAACCTAACTAAAACTTTATTAACTACTTCTAAATATGTCATTTTATATTCCTAGTCTATATTAACATTATACCATAGATTTACTTATCTGTCAATGGTTTCATACGTTCCCTAAGGATTTCTCTCATTCTTTCTAGTCTAGCTTCCCTAGATAAATAATACCATTGTTCTAAATCATCATAAGTTCGGAAACAAGAAATACATCTAGCTCCTTCCATACGACATACCCCATTACAAGGACTATCCTCCTTGGACGACATTATCTTCCTCAATTACTGACATGAGTAATGTCATTGTTTGTGTAGAAGAAGCTGTCACTTTATCCCCAGCTTCCATTCTAATAAATGAATTAAAGTCTTCGCCTAACTGAAAAAAACTTTTAGCAGAAATAGTGTATCCAGATAATACAGGTAATGTTGCTGTTTCAGAAGCATCATAAAAATTAAGGTCTACAGTACCATTAGATCCAGATGTATTACTAATATAAAGTAGTACCCATTGGGTATGTTTAGTTGTAGGTACTTCGTATACATCTTGAAGTGTACCTGTTAATACTTTACCAAAAGACTTTTTAACCATTTACCATTTCACCTTATTAGCCCAATATGCAGCTGAACATTTGCCTTTAGCAATATTTTTAGCATGTCTTGCTTTAAATGATTTACGTCTGGCTTTCTCGGAAGTAGTCTTAGGAGATTTACCAGCCCCACTTACTCCTTGTTGCCCAAAACGAATTGTTTTAGGCTTACCATCACATTTTGTTACCACAACATGGCTTTTAGTAGGATGATTAGGGGTACGTTTAGGTTTGTCATATCCAGACACTCCTATGCGTTTAAGTATTGCATCTCTTTCTTTAGCCATTCTTTTTCCTTGCAACTCTCATATTATCTACTAAATTAGGATAGGTTCGTCCTGCATTTTTTGCAAGTTTCTTAGCCTCTTCTTTTTGTTTCTTTGTAAGCTTAGTAGACTTTTTATTTGTTTTAGGTGCTTTCTTTTCCCATACTGGTTTATTTTTACCGTACATAAGCTCTAACTCCTTCTTTATCTATAACTAATGTTTGCCTACGAGGCTTCTCTCCTTCTTTAGGAAATTGTATGTGAATCCAGCTATTAAACTCAAGGATGCACTTATCAAACTCTATGGAAGATCTAGCGAGATCCACAAAAGTGTCGTCAACACTCCCATAAGCAGGGCATATGAGATCCGCTGCAAGACCATCCGTATGGTAACTCGTGTCTTTAGACCCAACGGCACGATTAACAGGAATGCTGCGGAAGCCACTAGAGATAATAATAGGAAGCCCTCCAAGTTTAGTCCTGACATCTTCTAACCCCTCACATAATCTATGTAAATTAGTTAATTGCTCTTCGTTAGGCTCATTCTTTAGTTGCAATCTAATTGCAGTATTAGAATGACACATTTCTTCTAAGCTAAAATGTTCTGATAAATACATTACTTCTTACGAGCTGACTCTACTAAACCACCACCAAAATAAAAACCTACAATGGCTAACATTATTTCACCTAGCCACATCTCGTTAGCAAAATCTTTGGCTTCAGATACATTACTCATATCTATCCAACCATACAATGCACCTACAACACCGTTAAGCATGATGAATAAGAACACAGCAGAAAACATAACTGCAAGGTATCTTTGTGCTAGTTTAAACGGTGCATATGCCTGTAGTAAGTCAATCTTTGCTTTGCTCTTGGCTAGTATTTCTTCTTCTTTAGAGGTGTGCATATCATCAATAAGGTCTAAACCTTTCTTAATGACATCCCCACTACCTAGTAATTTACCTATAATACCGAACATATTAATCTACCTTTATACAGCCTTCATGATTCATACAAGGAAAGTCTGAATACATCTTGTTGCCACATGAATTACCTGTAATATATTTTGGTTGTTCTAACAATTTTAATCTAATATCTAAATCGTGCATTTGTCCTACAAGCTCTTCTTTTAGTTCTTGTCTGGCTATCATATTGCCAGTTGATGGCACAATTGCACCACTAGGATCAATAAGATGAGCCATGTGAGATTTAAGTAAATAAACCTCTTGATTTACTTTGTTCATAGAGTCTATTACCCACCACATAGCTACAAGCAGTAGTGGGATAAGACTTGTTATAATCTTGGAATAATCCAATTATTTCCACCATTGAGTTGCCCATGCCCATACGTCATGCCATACTTGACCTGCCCAGTTATGCCATACCCATGTCCATACTGCTAATACTACCCAATGTGACCAATCCCAACATTCCATACTTATCTCCTTGATTTTATTAACAACAATCAGTAACCAATCGACTACTAAGCTTACTAGGTTTTTGATCCAGTTCCAAGCTTGTAGATGATTGAGTACTACCCATGTCAGCATCATCGCAAATGCAACTAGAAACATCGCTGCAACTACTGCTTCCATCTAAGTCCTCCTCTTTCATAATGTAGGTCGAGGATGAAATAATTGTGCTTTATATGTAGCCATTACGTCTCCTAGTTCTGGAAAGTGAATATAAACTGTGTTGTCTACCATAGCCCAGCAGCCAAAGTGAGTATCATGCTCAAACTCTGTCGCATAAGCCCCCAAATTGAAACTAAAATATCTAGGATGTACATCAAGATTGCAAGGCTTATCAGTAAGTACAACTTCTCCAACATCCGTTTCCATAATAAGTTCATCAACTTTCTCCGCAGCTTTAATTTCACTAGAAATGGTAGTAACAAGTAAAGCTATAAATCCTGCAACTAATGCCCAGATAAGTTTATTTAACATACCTTCAATACGATCAAGTCTATGATGTATTGTGTCGTATCTCTCTGCACATAATTGCTCATGATGAGATAGTCGATCATGGTCAGCCATTATTCACCCCAATTCTGTGATTGCATTACTGTAATTAATTCTTCTACTGTGGTTACTGCATTGATAGCAACTTCTAATCTATCACATTCTGTTCTAACTGCATCTCTTTTAGTTTCTACATCAGTAGGAATAGCTGTGCCTTTTTCTGATTTACGAGTGACATACCAGTCAGTTTGTGCGAGGATTGTACCAGCAGTATGTTTAACTTGTGAAACCATATTAGATTTAAGACCAAGTGTCTTCATTTGAACATTAGAATCTACCATAACAGGATTAAGTGGGTCAGTATTATCTAATACTTTTTCCCATAATGGGTCACCATTCTCATCAACCTCTAATCTGTCATCTAACATCTTAGGATTGTTGATGTCACCATTCCAGTAGTAAATATCTGATGCCCTTATTGGGTCATCCTCCCAAACCATACCGATTGCTGCTTTTTCTTCTGGAGTAGATAAACGAATCCAGTTACTTGGATAACTTATTTCATTATGAACAAAAAACCTGTCCATTTGAATTGTTCTGTTACCAATTTTATATGCCATAATTTATACTCCGTTAAATTTATTAGTTTTAGTTTTATTCTCACTTGATGTCAAATATTGCAAATTAGTTTCTATATGCAATCCAGATACCAATTCACCATTTAAAGGTATTATGTGGTCTACCTCATAACCTTCAGGTCTGTTTAAATAAAACTCTTTAATCTTTTCTTTGTTTGCCCATTTTGGCATTTGTCTTGTTTTGCGTAACTTATACGCTATAGCATTATTAGTTTTATATGCCCTTGTGTAAGATTGTCCATGAGTTGTATTCATTTTAGTTAACGCATTTGATGCCCATTCTTTTTGTAAACATCCACATGATTTAGTCAATCCCTTACGAAGATTCATGCCAACTATAACTTTTTCATTACCACAATCACATTTAACTAACCATTGTTTGTTACCAAACTTATCATTTGTATATGAATTGATAACAAGTAATCTCCCATACCTGTTACCTAATTCATTCTTACCTTTGTTAGTTATCTGTTTCATCAACGTGCCAAGCTATTTTTAAATGGTGACTCGGCAAAAGCCATGTATATGTAAGTTGCACCACTTGTATTGTGCGAATTATTATTTGCTCTAACTTTAAATCCATTACTTAATATATCAAGGTTATATAAAGGGTCTGTTGATTCTGCAATATTTGCATTTGGAAATAGTAAAGAATCTATAACATTATATGTTTCTCTTGCAGTATCATATATACACCAATATGAACCAGAAAAAGACGATGCTTTTATTAACACAAACGCTGGTCTAAATCCTGTGTATACAAATGGACCATCAGCAGAGCCATTACCTGTGTAACTACCGAACTTACTGAATCCTTCTACTTCTGCAAAGCAGTAGGCTACCATTCCATTGCCACTACCATTGACTGTTGACCCTGATTGTAAAGATATAATGCTTGATGTATGTGTTCCAAATAAACCAGTACTTGTCGCTTCTGCATTGGTTAAGTTTAAAGATACATAATAATTACTTCCACTTAATCCACTATGCCATACTCTCCAGTCGGAAACTGCATCTCTATTTTTAACTATAACCATACTAGGAGCAACACCAAGACCATGTCCTACAGTAGCAACTGCACCTGTTCCTGTATAAGTCACAACACTAAACCCAGATGTTGTATTAGCAGATACTGTAGATGTTATTGTTCCGTCCGTGTTAGTTACAGCAGTA